CCTTCTTGACCTTGAAGGTTGGCTTGGAAGTCTCAGTGGCTTCCACATTTGCAGTCGCTTCTGCAACCACGGGTACAGTCGCATCCTTCTTCGCACGCGCTGTAGTTTTCCTGGGGGCAGTAGTCTTCTTCACCTTACTGCCGGTAGTTGTAGTAGGCATAATTCACATTCCTTTCATTCAAAGTAAGTGGCAGCCCTGCGCGATACAGGGCCGCCACTTGGCGTAGTGTTTGATTAGGCCATCTCGTAACGGCCGATACCGGCATTGCCGCCGGCCAGCACGATGCCCATACCATACTTCTCGCCGTAGAAGTAGTCCTGGGTCAGATCGCTGTTCTTGGTCAGGTCGCCGAGGATGACGGTGGACTGGCCTTCGTACACACACTTGATGGGCTTGTCGTCGCCGGCAATGACGGTCAGGACATTGTCGGGGAAGATGAAGTCGGTGGAGCCGACCTTGTGACGCTGAGGGGTCACCACGACACTGGTGCCGTAGAAGTTGCCGTAGTAGCCCATGTTATACAGGTCACTCTTGGAGTCAGTGCCCTGGATGGAAGGAGCCAGATTACGGACAGCCTTCTTGGTGCCGATGATCGTGGCAGTAGCGCCGTTGGCGGCAGCCTCGACATGGTTGATCAGGTCGAGCAGTGCGTCCTCGCTGTATGTACCAGCGGCGGGGAAGTAGGTGGTGCCGCCGAAGTCGGCAGCGGTAGCGGTACTCCACAGGCCGTAGATGTCATCCAGCAGCTTCCGGCGGAAGGACTCAGCCACCTTGTTGATGAAGTAGTTGAAGTCCACCTGACCGGACAGCACGCGGTTCATCTCCTCGTAGATCTTCACGACCTTGAAGGAGGTGGGGATGGAGGTCTGTGTCACACCACCGAGCCGCTGACGCCGGATGCCCTGAGTACCATCGGCGGCGTCGGCCACCACGAACAGGTCACGGTCAGCAACCTCGAAGATGTTCTTGTCGCCCAGAGCGACGTTGCGGAAATCGACCAGAGCGTTGAAATACTCGTCGCCCTGGAAGCCCTCGACGACGGTGCGGGACAGGATCTCTTCGATCAGAGCGAACAGACCGACGCACTTGCCGTCGCGGATGTCTTTGTAGTTCATAACGGTGGAACCGTTGTTGGCAGCGACCAGAGCCTGGCGCAGAGTGTCCATGGACTCGTTCACTGAATACTTGGTGGTAACGCCGTGATATGCGTCAACAGCAAGTCTGACAATCTCATTCATATCAGCCATTGTATCTCACCCTCCTTTATTAGACTTCCGTATTTGCGATACGGATCACGTAGTATGTATAGCGGCCAGCCAGCTCAATAGCCATGCACTCGCCGAAGCCAGTGCCGGCAGCGTCCAGCTTGCCCTTGGCGCCGATACCGACCTCGTCGCCGACAGCAGGAACGGTGCCGCCGACAAAGCCTTCCTTCGTCACAGAGAACATGTTCCGGCTGCGCAGGATATAGCCGCGCACGATCTTGTTGGGCTCATTGATGTACTGGTCGAGATTCTTCAGGCGCTCGTCATAGAACACCTCGGGGGTGCCGACCACGACACACTTGGACAGCTCGCTGGAAGCGGTAGCCAGCTTGGCCTTGTGAACCTCGCGCTCGCCGGGCTCCAGACCTTCGAGCTCGATGATGGTGCCGTTCTCCACGGCAATCTTTTCGCCGCTGTCGTACACGCGGGCGGAGACAAGGTCAGCCGCGACGTCAGTGCCAGACAGCAGATCAGAACGAAAAACTGTATAAGCCATGATATTTTCCTCCTTATTTCAATCTTTTCTTATTTGTTTGGCGGAAATTCTACGAAAAGTCCGCCATAGGGCTCGTCAGCCGCCCCGCTCTTTTCCACAGGCAGCCTGGGCGCCTTTGGCTTCTGAGCAGAGAAATTCTGCACAGATGTGTTGCGGCCACGGATCGCAAAGCACTTGTCCTCGATTTCGTCGATGGACATCTCGGCGCAGCTCTTGCGGAGATTCTCAAACGTCTCGACCCCGCTCAGATCCGGGAACATAGCAAAAACTGCGTCCTCGTCAGCAGCACGCTCATCCTTGAGCTTGTCCTGCTTGAACTGGCGCAGTTCGGAAAGTTCCGTATTCATCTGATTGATGGTGGTCTCCGCTGTCTGATACTTTGCTTCGATAGCCGCCTTCTCTGCGTCGAACTTGGCTTGGATCTCTGCCTCCTTCGCAGCAGTGAACTTCTCCATCACAGCAGTGAACATCTCGCTCATCTGCGCGGCGGCGCTGCCCTCATCGAATGGAACCACGGCGAGCTTCATGCGCTTCTTGCACTTGAAGTCCACAACGACCCGGTCGCCGTCCGTGGAGTACGGGAACCCATACAGATTCCAGTCTGTAAGATCCGTAGCATATACCTCGGACGCCTCGCGGTCATAGTCCCAGAACCAGTAGTGACAATCCATACCCCACGGGGTTTCGATCTTCTCAGATTCCAGAGACTCAACGAGTTCCCCTCGGAACTGACCCTCCAGCGCGAAGTCCTTTTCGGGATCACCATCTGCGGGTGTGACCGCTGAATCAGCAGCCTTCATCTCCTCGAACTTTGCCCGCAGCTCATCGAGAGTCAGATCCTCCACAGAAAAGTCCAGACTGTTGATATCGAATCCGTACTCGACGGCAAGTTTACTTTTCTCGTCCAACTCCTTTTCTCCTCCTTCCGTTGCAAAATTAGTAGTTGTATCATTGTCATCCTGTAAAGATGGATTGACCTTTGAGAAGCTCTGCTTGAGTTCTTTCATAAGCAGAGCAAACTGTTCTCTGCAGTTCCCCTTATCGAAAAGCTGCAACGACGCAGATTCAAAGCATGGTTCGATACCATCGCCAAGAAGACAGAACGCGGTGAAGATGAACTTCTCGATAACATACAGGTCGCCCTGCATGTGACCATTCAGCACAGTAATCTCCATAGACTGAGACACAATGCCGTCCCGCTTGATCTTGTCATACGCAGGAGACCGCTTCCACAAGATTGCGTCAACCACGAAATACTCGTGCGTTGATCCGTCTTCTTCCTCAATCGTTTCGAACCTATACATTGCGTCAGATGGGATAACACCGACCGCGTCAGTGAGATTGACCAGCTTAAGTTCTCCGTCATCCATTGCAACAATGTCGATGTCATGTCCGCCAATCGTGTCGGACTCAACATCGTAGTTGCATACGATAGGGCAGTTGAACATAGTCGGGATCGCATCTTCTGCACTCTGCTTACTGATGAACGAACCATTCCTGTTCCCGCCTACATAGAAAGCACGGATCTTCGCGGCGGCAAATGATTCATTGATGTCGCAGATGTCTTCGATTGAGGCGGTAAACTGCAGCCGGATTTGTTTGTCCATGTGCATCTACCTCCCAACGCAGCTCTTTGCTGCTTCAGAATGTGAGCGTGTTGGAAAGCACAAATTTAATGCCCGCGCCGGATATCTCATCCTCGCAGGCAAATGTGGTTGTGTCCTTATTCTTGAATACCCACATGCTGTTCCTGGTGTCCTCCCTGATCAGGTCATACCCAAGGGACACCATCTTGTTCTTGTCCTTCACACTCATTACATATATAAAGTTCATTCCGTACCTTCCTTTCATTCAAGCTGGCTGTCGTCCCCGTCGTCATGCTCTCTGGATGACTCACCAGAATCCGATAGGTCGCCGTCATCCTTTGTTGGCCTGCCGGCGCCGTCTGCGGAGCTGACGGTGGCAGAACTCAGCAATGGCCTGAACCGATCCTTCAACTTGAGAATCTCGTTCTCCAGGAAGTCCATGCCGTCCATGTCTGCCTGCGACAACCCCTGCGATGCGCAGAAGTATGACAGAGTCGGGAACCCATACTGCGCCGCTTTCAAATACTGCTCTCCCATTTCTTTGCGGTTATATGGAGAACAATCCAGGAAAGTCACTCTGAAGTTTTTCCCGTACGGGTAGCTGTGAATGAAACGGTTGACCACTTCCTCAATGCTCTTGACGATGCCATATGTAAGCGCCTGGTCTGCCTTGATGGAAAGCAGCAGGGCATTACTGGAAGCCTTGTCATTATTGAACAGGAGAGTAGATACACCGGCAGCAGTAAACAGATTCTGTTCCGCCTCAGCGATTGTGTCTGTGTCTCTGGTGTTCGATTTCTCAAAGCCAATCTTATCAATCGGCATTGGTGACAGAACTGCACCGACTTCCTCCGGGAGTACGTCAGCAAGGTTGGAGTAGAAATCTCGCGCCTTGTCGAAGTCCATCTCCCACTCGCCTTCTTTATTGATACCAAGTTTCATGACCAGGAGCGCATAGTTCTCCAGTTCTGTCTTGGTCATCTTCAGGCTTCGGTAATCCTCCAGGTCGTAGATCTCACGGAAGATACCTACGAACGGAGGGATCGCGTAGTCGAGGATATCGTTGTTACACTTCACGGCAAATGAGTTGGGTGCGTCAAGTTCCTGCCACTTCATCTTCGTCATGTCACTCTTATACAGCTCGTACTTATCCTGGAACTCCTTCGGATACATCTCAAGATACTGATGGTTCGTGTCAAAATACGAGAAGTTGAATGACACATTTGGCACGTTCCCCTCAACGACTGCGATTTCGCAGAAGTCAGACGGGAGCTGCTGGATCGTGATGTTGTCGTTGGTGACCCACATTGTTCCGAAGAAGACATCCTCGCGCAAGCATACCGTGAGGATCTTCGGGAACTGGTTCTTGATGTCCATAGCCGAAAGCATGTTGAGAGTACGCTTGTACTGTTTCCTCAGCATGGATTGCTTCGCCGTACTCGTATCGATCCGATACGGAGACACGACATATGCCAAATCGGACAGGGCAACAAAATACTGGATCAAACGGCGGAAATGGGAACTCGCCGCATACAGATAGATCGCTGCGTTACGCAGATTCTTCTGGTAGCGATATGGGTTAGACAGGTACTGTGAAATCTGATCCTTCGTGTATTTATAGAAGGTAGGACTGCGCAGCCTGCCATTCAAGTCCCGCATGATCAAACGGTTGAGCGCCGCGAACCTTTGTGGGATACGAATCAAACCGTCCGCGTCAAACGACAACGGTTCCTTATATACTTCTGTCTTGTCTTCGCTTGCATCGACAATTTTTCTTGCCAAACTCATTCACCTCCTTTACTTGACTTTTGGTGCCCGGAACATAAACTGAGGGCCGCTCCCTGACTGTGCCGACACACTCCGCTTACGGATCTTTGTCTCGACTTGGCAGGCGACCCAGTAGTTATATGCCAGACTGGAGTATCTATCCTTGCGCTTCCCGGAACGCTCGTATACTCTGACGAGCCCGTCCTTCTCTTCATGCTGGAGCTTTGTCAGCTCGTCGATCAGGAGAGTGGTGTGGACATACGGCAGAGACATAAACGTGCGCTCAGACGGGTTGAGTGACGAATACCCGCGCAGCTCATTCATACTCGCCTCGCCGTTGATCTCTGTGTCCAGAAGACGAACGCGGCCGCTGCTGAATCCCTCGCGCAGAAGATACGCAATGTCGGAGTTGAACTTCGACGTTGCCTTGATTGCCCAGATTACTTTCTTGGCGTCCTTTGATATACACCGGTCTGCCATGTCCTGGTTGTTGCAGCATGATATAGCCGGGTAGATATCTCCAGTAACTGGGTCTGGTATATCGCGGAGCAGCAGGTCAGCAACGCCGGCGCCTACGCCGTTCGCGTCGATAACCAGATAGTCGCATTCATACTCGTCGAACAACTTGCGGACGAGCAATGCCTGGTCTGCAGTGTGCATACCCTCATTGCCATCGGCGTACACGATGTTACTCACATACCTGCCTGCCTTTGTTGGCAGCATCTGATTCACAAAGATTGCCGTGGCGTCGTTTTTCTTCTTTCTCTTCTTGCTCTTCATCAGAGCGATATCGACAGAGAGGATACGTTTCTCGCCAGGTCTCTTTGGGGGTATGCTGATGTTCGCGTTGGACATAAGTTTCCCGGATGACCTGTCCGGGAACATAGGGTACTTGATACGCCGGTTCTTGGAGACAGATGCGAAATCAAAGAACGCATCCTCAGAGCTGCCGTAGAACAGCGCCTCATACTCCATGGAGAACTTGATATCAGAGAAGTCTGTCTCCGACATTTCGTCCAGAACAGTATCAGCATCCAGCAAGCCTTCCTCGATAGAAAGCTGATATGGAAGGCTGCACACAAACTGAGACTTCGATTCATCCAGCATGGCCTTGAACGTATCCTGGCACTTTGTATAACTCCAGTGGTCGGAGTAATACGCAGAACTCAGGTACGCGGTCATGTTCTTTTCTTTGTCGTACTCCGCACGGCGTTCCGCCTTGGTCAGCTCCTCATACTTCGGCATACGCCGCTGTGTCAGGAACTTGCGCAGGATCGTATCAATAACATCCTTGGAGATTAGACGGAACTCATCAAGGATCAGAACGTTTGCGCGGTTACCACGGCTGGAGTCGGATGCGGTGACGACCTTGATGTATGACCCGTTCAGGAAAACGATCTTCGCGTCCGTACCGTTTATCTTGGTTTCCTTCATGTCGATCTCAGCAGCCAACTCCGGTGAGTTTGGTTTGAGTTCCAACATAATCTTTTCCAAGACATTGATGGCTTGTCCTCTTGTACCTGACGCAATACACACCTTGGTACCGGGCCACAGGATACAGCGGATAACACAGAACACCGCGCTGATGAATGTCTTACCAATACCACGAGCGCCGATGAACACAGCGTTCGAGCATAGGATCATCATCGTGATGACGATCTTCTGGAAGAGTCTCAGGTCAAGATGCAGATAGTCTTTGGCAAACCTCGCTGGATTTGCACGATAAAAGGCGCAGTATACCGCTGCGCCTTGCATGATTTTCTCAGCTCTCGTCATCCTGATCCTCCTCTCCGAACACGTCAGAGAAGAAGGTCTCGTCATCCTCGTCGTCAAACTCTGGGCGCTCCACGCGCTTCTTCGCAATCTCTTTATCGTACAGAGCAGAGTATGCGTTCTTGAGCCCAAGCATCTTTGACAGATGCCCCTTCATCCAGATCTCAACGTATCTGACGATACCATCTACATCCTTCATATCCGGGTCGGGCTCTGGGATCGGTCTCTTATCTTCCCACTTCTTGATCCACACTCCGAACGGAGTCTTCTCCAGGGAGCTGTCCGAACTGTCAGATTTCTGGCTCGGCTTGAGCATAGCGCTCCCGATCAAAGTGTTCAGTGTACCGACCGCCTTATCAACCGACTTACCCGCAGCACGGTCTCGGTTGATATCAACCTCCATACTGCAGATCTGGCGGATCAAAGCCTCAAGCCCGATACCGACTTCAACGCCGGCAGGCAAGTGGCTCATCCAATAAACCTTGCGCTGCTCCAACTCCATATACATGGTTGGCGTCATACCGGGTCCCCAGAAGTCAATGACTTCCTGGTCTATCTGTTCTATGGATGGATCATCCTGACCATCCACATAACTGTCGGCATCGCCTTGCCGGAGCTGCCAAGCGGTCTTATCTGCTTCCGCCGCATATTCTTCGTCCAGTGTGTCGTCAAATGTCTTCCCGACAAACTGGTACAGGTTCGACTTGCTTATGTAGCTCAAGACGCGAGAGTTCGTAGTGCAAGTCTTAACCAACATCTTGTAGATCTTCTCGCTCCAGTAGATATCGAACTTCAGGCATATACGCCGGATGGCGGCCTTCTCGTCGCCCAGCGTCTCCTTATAATGATTATATATTTCATCGACGCAATGCCGGCACACAGGTATATACCCGTTGTTGTTCCTCCACAGCGGACTCTGCGAACCAGGGAAGTTACTCTTCTGCTTTGTGAACGAACGCTCACACCTGGTACAGTAAAACCGATCCGGGCCTTGTTTAACCGGAGCCGCCGCGTTTGGCCTTGTGCTTGCAATCTTACTCTGCTTCGGCATTGCGTATCACCTCAATCCCGAACCAAGCCCTCTTTGATTTCACGCTTCAGCTTCTTGCCCGGCGTGAAGTGCGCGGCACGATAAGAGGGGATTACAATTCGTTCCTTCGTCTGTGGATTGGAGCTCTCACGCTCGGCGCGCTCACGGATTTCAAATGTCCCGAACCCGTGGAACATTACGGATTCGCCGCCGACCAGAGCCTCCTCCAATGTTCTGATAAAATCGTCCATCACGATGCCAGCGTCGCGTTTGGTGTAACCCTTCTGCGACAGGCGCTCGATGAACTCGTCCCTTGTTACCATATGTTCACCCTTTCAATCAAAAATAGTTGTGGTTGCAGGATAGAGAGTCGAACTCTAATCTTTTGGGCATGAACCAAATATCCTACCTTTAGACGATCCTGCGATATAAAAAATAGCGGGAGGGGCTGTTCACCCCTCCCGGTCGCTTTAGCTGAGATCAATATTGTACGAACACCTGATGCCGCTGTTGTCACAGATACATACCATCTGCTCCGGGCGGCCGTATATTCGTTTACTGACACAAAAATCATCCATCCCGAGGAAGCTGCCGGCCATGACCGTCTTGATCCCCTGGACTTCATCCATCATGTTGTGGTGAAGATGCCCGCTCAGAACCGCGTACAGCGGCCTGCGAGCCATTGTCTGAAGCGCCTGCACCTTCGTGGCACTTCCGTCGTAATCACCGTGGATACCACAGTACGTCTTACCACGCACATCAATCAGATACATGGTGGCGTCTACCTTCTCGCCAACGCCAATCAAGACGTTGTCAAAGTTCTGCAGGCGTGCAGCCAGATACCATTCCACCAGATCGTCCATGCGCTCAGACTGTAAGGCACGGTCTTTCACGTCAAGTCTGGAGTGATTGCCTGACACACTCACAAACTGCACACTGGCAAAGTGTTTGCTCAGTTCAGCAAGGAACTCTGCAATCAGCTCAGACACACCAATGACCTGCTGTATTACGTTCTCTTTGTTGGTCACTGCAATCGAGTAGTGGATGTTGCCGGAGATCGCGTCTCCATTCTCCCACACGATGCAATTCTCGCTCCTATGTAAACGACCGATCTCAATGATACGGTCAAGATACCGGCGCATCATATCGCGACAGATATCGGAGTCGTACTTGTTCCAATAGTTGTTCACCTTCGCCCCATAGTGAATGTCATTGAGACTCACCAGGATATCGTTGTCGGATGACAATGTGACACCCTCACTCGGGCCATGGTAATCAAGCGATGGAAGATTGCCCCTCTCAACCGCACTCATCAGGATTTCATTGATCTCTTCCTGACGTGCGCGTTCACGGATCAGTTTGTTGAGCGCAGACCTCTGGTCAAGCATCTTCTGCTTGTCCTTCTGCAGCTCAATCCTCTACGCGTCCAGCTCGCTCAGGATATCGTCGGATGTGATAGACTGCTCGGCGCTCTCGCTTAACAGCTCAAGCGTTCTCTTGCTGCCGTACATCATCCTGCGTGCAACATCCGTACTGTATTCTCTACCATAGACATATGGCGCCAGTTCTGAGTAGTCCTCGTCGGCAAGCGTCCCATCGACCAACTTCCCATAGATCAGACGCTTATGATACGCCAAATCTGTTTCGTTTGGCCTCTTCGTCAGCTTGTCCATACAGTCCTCCTCTTATGCCGACCTGCGGAGCGACCTCAGAATACGCATGGCTTCCCTACTCTCTTCCATGTAGTACCGATGCCTGTTACTCTTCTGTTTGACCGTCCGACGGATATGCACCATCGGACATCTCTCCGCAATGATCTGTTTTTCTCGTGCGCTGATAGCAACCAAAAATGAACACCCTTTCAACCTATAGTATATAATGTGATTTTTCTATGCCTTTTCTCTCTACATATAGAAATACTGCACAGTAGCCTGTAAGTATCTTGGACTGAATACTTACAGGCTGTTTCTGTTTCAAACATATTCAAAAAAGTTCAACTTTTCCGTCTATCAATAGACCTTTGCCTGTTCACGTCGATGGCACAGTCGGGGCAATATTTCTGTGAGTTGTTGCGCTGCTTGATTACCAGACCGCATTGTTCGCACTCTATGTATGCCTCTCCGCAATGGCGCATGTACTGATAGCCAAGGTTGCGGAAGTCACGAATCTCAAGCGCCACCGCGCCACCCGGGTCAAGGCACTGGACGTTGATGTTCACGTTGTCCACCTTCCTGCTGAACTTGATATGTCCCATCTCACGCAGGTCGTTCAACATGAGGGACTGGCGCTTGACCGGCGTGACCACGTTAGCCAGCTTGAAGATCTCTTTGTCTGTCCGGTTGACCCACCCGCCGTTCTTACTGTTCACAAGGTCCGAGTATTTCGCCAGACAAATCAGGGTGAACAGCAGGCGGCGCATCGGCTTATCCGAGAAGCTCTTATACATCGAGAGGTCGCGCCGCTTGGTATCCTTGGACAGGCCGTCGCACAGGGCAATCTCTTTCTCGGTGATAGGGACGCTCTCGATATCGACCATCGGATACTTGCCGGCGGCCTTGATGATTCTGTCCAACGTGTCCTGCCACTTGACCAAGTTGATGGATGGGTCGCACCGGAGCATGAACTTCTCAAGCTCGGCGCGTACGTCTGACTTCTTCATCATATCTACCGTCGAATAGTACCGAGCCACACGCACCAGAGTCTCCGTAGGCTTCGGCCCGAGTTGATGGTCACGGAGGATTCCCTCCACATACTCCGACTCATTCAGCACTATATTCATCTGCTTCCCCTCCAATCTGCTTTCTTGCGAACGAGAACCGTTCGCCGCCAAACAAAACGTCTCCGTTGTCGTCGCGGACAGGGAAGGAAATATAGCCGCCGTTGTTCCTGACCAAAGCGTCGATGATTTCATCGCTTGCCATGTCCCAGACAAACTGCTTTGACCCTTCTTTCTGATAACATATATCCAACAGTATGTCACACAACTGACTTTTATTGGAGCAAACAATCTGGCACTCTCTGCGGAAGTCCTGAACCATAACGTACCTGTGGTTCATGTTCTCGTCTTCATCCAGGCGCTCCTTCTTTGCGTACTGCATATAGTCCTGCATCCGCTTGTTGTACGCTTCGTACAACCGAAGGATTGCGTTGTACTGGGTCTGTGTATACTCCACGCCGCTCTTCATAATCGTATAGTCGAACTCGACGTCGGAGTTGTGGCGGGTGATGTACCCATCGAACTCGTCCTCGAAGCGCCGGCATATTCTGTTCATCACACAGTCATGTACTCCCACCGGCGTCTTGATACGATAGTAGTGTAGGAACTCCCGTTCTTCGTCAGACAGACCGCCTGCGCGCTCCTTCTCTATCAGCTCGTCAATGGTCAGGCGGAACTCGCGAAGCGCCTTCTTGTTGGTGTTGGAAACGTATGTAGTGTACTGGCGCATCAGCGTCGGGTAGATGTACCGCATGAAGTATGGCTTCTTGTCCGCAACGATCTTCATGGCGAACTGTACCTTCTCTTCATCGTCGCCATATGCGTTCCTGACATACGCCCTGTCATACCAGCTCTTTGGCATTGGCTTTGAGATGATGCCCTTGGCCCGGTCGATGGAGTCCTGCTGGAACTTCTGCCCACACTTGATACGGTAGTCGAGCGCCTCGTACTCCGGGCTGCCCTTCTCATACATGGATATCACATCGAACATAGATGTGATGTGGTTCGTGATCTTCCCGATGTCATCGCCGAAACTGGCGATGTTCGAGTTGATGATGTCCTCCTGCGTCGGCACGCACTTCGTCGCTTTCCTCTGGGCACACATGAGCGCGGGGAGCTGCCTGTGGCACGACACCAGTATCTCATTGTCCGTTGTGAAAATCAGATCCCCGTCTTTGTCTGCGCCGTTCAGCGCAGCCGCCGTGGTGTCCCAGGCATTCAGCAGCGAGCATGATACCATGTATCTGTACCAGTGCTGTGCCTCCTCACTTCCGTTGACGTGCATCTTGATTACGTTGTTGGCACAGGTCATAGGAGCGCGGAAGCACACCACGTTGTCCACGCCGTGGTCTAACCAATACTTGTTGTAGATCTCGCCAGCCTTCAACAGCCCGGTGACCTCCAGACCGAAGATGCTCTGACACAGCGCGTATGGGTCGCCGGAAATGATGGAGTAGTTGCCGCGCACTTTGATGACGCCGATCTTCGCGTCGATGATGCGCTTCTTTATCATGCCGTAGATCTTCTTCGTGACGAATGGGTCGTCCATCATCCTGGGCTCCACCATGATGGCCTTCGCGAAGTCCGACTCGATGAAGTCGATGTTCTCCTCGTTCAGCCCTACGCCCTTGAGGAACAGAGCGGCCTTCCTCCAGTCGAGCGCCAGGATGTCGTGGATCTCCTGCATGGTCGGCTGGATGAGCTGCTCGACCTGTGCGTCGTCCAGGTCGTACACCTGGAGGAACTGGTAGTTGGTACTGCGCTCATTCTCCAAAACCTTTGGGCATGACTTTGTGATGCCAAAGGTATACCCGTTCTCCTTGCAGTTGCGCAGGTAGTCCTCGCAGCTCGCGTAGCTGTCCCACAGCTTAACCATGGACGTGGTGAGTATCAGCTCCACGTTGGAGAGATCCACGTCGTTGCCCCACGCATCCTTGATGATACGGGTGCCGGCCACCTCGTCGGCGAACTCCAGGAAGTCGAAGGTAAAGACCATCCCCTTCTCAAAGGACAGGCGGGTGTTGACTCCGCTTACCATGTAGTCGAGCTGAAGTTCTTCCGACCACCTTCTCGCCAGAGACGGGAGCATGATGCCGTACCCGTCCGACTCGTCGAGCTCCACATCCGCCCCGGCCTGGAACCACATCTTCGGTTCACCGTCCGAGTCCTCGATGTTGATGACGTCGGACTTGAAGTGCGTCACGCAGTCCTCGACCACGGCGATGCCATTGGGGTAGGACACCGGGATGGAGCCGCTGCAGGCCAGCGCCTGGTACGCTTCCAGCTTGGCCGGCACCAGCTCCTTGCTCTTGTCCCTCCCGTTGTCGATACGCCGGCGCAGCTCAGGCGCCATCCTATCGCTGACGAACACGATGGTCGAGTTCTTGATGCCGCCGTTGGTACCCAGCAGCCTAACGTACTTCACCCCGTTGATCTTGAAGCCCTTGCAAGCTCTCCAATAGTCTTTCTCTTTGTCGATGATCAAACACATGTAATCTGGTTTGTATTGTATTTCATCTAATTTCTCGTATAAACTTTTAATTTTCTTGCGATTTTGTAGAGAATTTATTTGTTTTCTGAGCATTTTTATTTCGCTCTTAATCTCTTTCGCAATCGCGTCTGCGTTCTCGATGCCATTCAGCTTATCGATAAAGCGCAGCATCTGGCTGTCGCTGAGGGAAATGACTTCATCGTTTCTCCGCGCCTCGGAGATAGGGAGCGTCAAATTCCACCTTGCCTTGCGTAAGCGTGCGCTATGAAGTTTGAGGATAAACTTCTGGCAAGACTGTTGTTTGGAAATAATGCTCACCGCCTCAAATAAAATTGTTGATACGCTAAAAAAATTAGTCGTCGCTGTATTGTCCGATATATATCATCCAATACGGAAGCAGTTCCTCTGACCGAACCCTGTGGAACTCCTCGATGTATTCGTTCTCGTCCACCGTTGTAAAGTCCGGGCATCCATCCATGGCTGTACGACAGCACCCTGCCCATAAACATCTGTCACACTTATCCACGTCTGCTCACCTCCTCCATCCAGTTGGTAAGCAGGCTGCGCATCCGTTTGCTTGGAACATACAGTACGATCTTCTGCCCATCACGGATTGCGCTTCGCCAAATCCACTGTACCATAATGGATAAGGCGTATGCGTCCTCGTCTACCTCCACGCCGTTGTTTTGGTAGAACAGTTTTTGTCCGACGTTCATATATAGGTTGACGCAGTACGCAACGGCGGTGCGATTCCTATATTCATTCGTCGCTTTCTTGTTGAACGGAATAAACCCGTTGGTGTATCCCTTGCCTTGGATCTTCGACTTCGCGTCACGATATGTAGACCACATTCTGTCTGCGGCCTCTGCTCCGCACATATAGCGGAAGAAATTATAAAGGTTGTTCTTCAACCTGGATGTGTCAGAACTCTCCTTGTCGAACCAGCTCATGGACAGGGAGAAGTCGTCCTCCCCGACATCATTCAGCTTGGGGTCGTCCACGATCTCAATCATGTCGTGGATGTTATGGACGTAGTCCGGCACGTATTCTGTCGAGCTGCTGAACCTAAACTCGCTGTCGCCCGTTTTCTCCACCCCAACGAACTGGTAGGGGATGTCGTACATTTCAAGGAAGTGGTGCAGGCTCTGTCCCTCAAACAGGTACGTCAGGATGTATACCTCGTCGAACGAGGTGATGAGTTCAGGCGGGAGCTGCCAGTAGAAGAAAGACTCCTTGGACTCGCCAGTCATCCGAATCAGGTCGCGTGTCCGCAGGACTCGGAACAGATCCCGATGCGTCTTCCCATCGTATATGTCTTTGACGAGGTGGAAAACGTCCGGCCTGATTTCGGAAATGTACCCGGCGTCGATAGCCATCTGGATATCTGCCGGGTCTTCGTCCAGCGTTTCCAGCACGTCTACGTTCTCGTCGATGATTAACGTGTAGCCCTGCCCACTCACCAGTTCCAGAAGCTCCTGTGGATAGAACCGGAACGCCTGATGGGTGGTGGCGATGTTCTCCCCTCGCTTCACGAGGTCAATCGTATGTAGGGTCTTTGACCCATTGAACTCCGTTTTCTTCTTGGGCTCGAAGAAGTGGAGCCGGGAACATGATGTGGCGATGCGTGTCGCTTCTTCAAGGTATGGTGTGATGTAGATGAACTTCTTCTCGGGGTGGTCGTTCATGTATGTAATGGCTGCGGAACTCTTGCCGGTTCCCATGATGGCGTCACATACCTTTACCAATAGATCACATCCCCCGTCCGCTTGTTCAGGTAGAACCAGCACCGGTCTGCATCGTTCCCATGCCGCACATACCCGATGCGCTCCAGCGACCACTGCGACGAGCCGCACGGCTCACACAGGATGTTGTCTGACGCCTGGATAAAATCGAAGTCGTCCAGCTCCTCATTCCATACCTTATAACATACCGGCTCGCGGTTGATGTCGCGGATGATCCCCACCACCACCCCGGCGTGGGTACGCCCGTATTTGTCTGTGGCTTCGACCTCGTCGCCG